ATGGCGACGAATCTACTGACCGACACGGCACTGCGCAATGCTCGCCCCGGCGCAAAGGAAATCGAACTGAACGACGGAGGCGGCCTCATTCATCGCATACGGCCTGATGGTCGGCGGGCGTGGATCTTTCGCTACACCGGGCCGACCACGGGCAAGAGGGAGCGCATCTACCTAGGAGCCTATCCGTTGCTCAGCCTCAAGGCCGCGCGAGAGATGCGCCAGGCCCGCCAGGAAATGCTTCAAAAGGGCATGGATCCCAAGCACGCCGCCGCCCTTCTCGATGCCGAGGGCGATGCGATTCCGGAGACAGTAGGCCGTTTGTTCAATGTCTGGTTTTCCCAGGAGATTGAGACCAACCGAAAGAGCGAGAACGATCACAAATCTATCAAGGGACGATACGTCATCTACGCCGCGCCCTATCTGGCCGATGTACCGCTGTCCATGGTCCGCCGTGGCCATGTGATGAAAGCCATCGACAAAGCCAGATTAGAAAAGAAGATGCGGACGGCCAATCTTGTGCTGGCCAACTTGCGCCAGATGTTCCGTTTCGCAGTCGCCCGCGAGTGGATGCAAGGCGATCCCACAGCCGCCATCGCGCGCAAACAGGCTGGTGGCCAGGAGAATGAAGGTGAGCGCGTACTTTCGGATGCGGAGCTACCTATCTTGCGCGATGTACTGACCAGATCTCCGCTCCAAAAATCGCGCTACTACGTCGCCCACCGGCGGGTGCTGCCCGTACACACTGAGCTGATGGTATGGTGGACACTCGCCACCGCAGCACGCCCAATTGAGGTGGCGTCGGTCCGTCGCAAAGGCGCCGTGAACGTCAAGGCCAAGAATTGGACGATCCCGGCCGAAGTTTCAAAGAATGGGAAGCCGCACCTTGTTCACCTCAGCGACTTTGCCTTAGCAGTCTGGAAACGAATGCTTAAGCTGCCTGGCACCGGGGAATATCTCATCCCGGGCAAAGAAGGCGGGCACATTTCAGAGAAGGAGGTTACCCGGCGCCTCACCGATAGGCAGACTCGTGCCAAGGCCATCCGCGGACGCAAGAATACAACTGACTTGGACCTACCTGGTGGGCATTGGACGCAACACGATCTGCGGCGCACTGCCGCGACCATCATGGGCGAACTCGGATTTACGCAGGATGTGATAGACCGCTGCCTCAATCACAGGGAACCCAAGAAGGTCACTCGTACGTATCAACGTCAGACCCTGCTTGGTCAAAGGCAGGCTGCATTTGACGCGCTCGGCCACCACCTCACTAAGCTACTAGGGGATCCCTCCGGATGGCTGCCATGGCCCCAAACTAATGAAGAAAACGGGGCTTCTTTAGACCCCTAAATTCTGTCGCGGCGTCCAGCTCGTTGGTCCGGCTGCTGGCCCGTGGGGATCCCCGCCGCGTGTCGGGTACGACTCTGCGTGGGGCCGTGGCCAACGCCTCCGAGTCTTCGTATAATGCCGGCCATGACTGCAAATGCCCCCTCCAAAGCCCGCGCTCGGCGCCCCAAGCGCCCCACCGCCGTATCTCTCTTCTCAGGCTGCGGCGGCTCCGATGCTGGAGTGCTGCAAGCTGGCTTCGAAGTGTTGCTTGCGAACGACATGATCCCGTACGCACGTGATCTCTACCTTGCCAACCACGAAGCCACCGAATACATCCTTGGCGACGTCCGCAAGATTGAATCGTTTCCATCAGCCGACTTGCTCGTCGGCTGCTACCCATGCCAAGGCTTCAGTCAGGGCGGTGTACGAGACCCCAGTCGGTCCATCAACTATCTTTACCTTGAATTCAGGCGGGCCCTTGCACAAATTCGCCCGAAGGCATTTGTGGTGGAGAACGTTTCGGGAATGGTGCGCGAGAACTACAAGCACCTGCTCGATGACCAATTACGCGTTTTTAGGCTTTGCGGCTATCGAGTGAAACATCAAGTGCTGAATTCAGCTCACTTCGGTGTACCACAGGAACGAAAGAGGATCTTCATTGTCGGAATACGCAGCGACATAGATGCGGAGTACTCATTCCCGTTGCCCACACACGGCCCGGGCACCAACACTCCATTTGCCACGATTGGTGATGCTGTCGAGGGGCTCCCGTTGTGGCCCGCTGGGGAATATTATGATCGCGAATTTCATTGGTATTACCTGAGCAGAAATCGCCGGCAGGACTGGAACGAAACCTCCAAGACCATTGTGAGCAATCCGCGTCATATGCCTCTCCACCCGGTCAGCCCGAAGCTGATAAAAAAAGCTCATAACGTGTGGGAGTTCGAATCCAACGACCCGGCTCGGCGTTTTTCGTACCGCGAAGCCGCGCGACTCCAGGGTTTCGCTCAAAGCCTGGTATTTCCTGATAGCGAGCACTCATCCCTCGATAACCGCTACAAAGTTATAGGAAATGCTGTCCCGCCCCCGCTCTTCCATGCTGTGGTCAAGCAGTTACCTGACATCTGGAACTAATCAGCATCCAAGACTAGCTGGGTAAGACTCTTTAATTTTTCGCGGTGTTCGCTCAAAAAGTGCCCGCGATTCACATCATCTTCCGCAACCCGGGTCAGGCGAAGTCGGTCCATCACGAGACCAGCCCGATCAGTCAAATTGGCTAGTACATTGGACGCACTGATTGGATACGGAAGAGCAAATCCCCGGACGGGTGGTACGAACGTCATCCGCTGCAACCAGCGTTTAATTTTCACAAAACCCGCATCGATATCCTGGTCCTTTTCATGCCAGTCGGTTTTGCCGCAAGCACATTGACCTACGATGAACAACGAACCCTTCCGTTGATCCAATCGCTTCCACACTACGAAGTCCAGCCCTTCATCCTTGATTGATGGCAAGTCCCCAACCGCTTCAGGCTGAGGCCCCCACACCCACTCTTCGGTGGCTTGATTTAGCGTATGTACAGCGCCTTGAAAAGACTGGCTAGATTTTGGATGCTCGATACTAGGGGCACCGGTTCTAAGATAGTCCGCGCCGGCTCCTAGGTATGCTCTAAAGCTATCCGCCGCCAAGACTTCGAAGTACCTTATGAGATCGACATACGGCGAAGCTGTAATACTCGGCGCTTGACTTATCGCCAAACAATATTCATACACCCCCGTCCGACTAGCGCTGTATACCAGAGCATTGCCATCAAGACTGAAAGGATACAAATCCCCGAGCCAGTGTCGGCGGCGAGTGATTTCCTCTAAGACTTCTCCATTCAACAATTCCAGTTGATGATCGCGATCCATCTGCATCTTCAATGGGTCGTTTATATCCGCCGAAACTTCGTCTTCAAACGCTTCCGCGATACGCTCATCCAGAACCCCAACGGAGGCCGCGACCACACGAAAGCTCAGAGCGGCAAACTCGGCCTGATCCGCGTTGACAATGGTCGACGTCAACTGCCGCCGGGCGCTGAAGGGGATATTGTCAATCATCTGCATCCTCACCATCGACAATTACGCTCAACGTTTTAAATGCCGTAGTGGTCGATTTCCTTAGATCCCGGACAACCACAAGCAACTCCGCAGCATCATCCGATGACAAGCTTCTTTCACCGAGAATGGAGTTCACGGAACGCATGCGCGTTCGCGCTTCGACAACCAGCGCCATTAGCCGGTCGAGCGCGGGACGCGACATTTCTTCCACTTCTGCGACGGTGTGTCCTTGGTTCAATAACTCTCGTTGTTCGGGAACCGTAAGCGCATAGGCAAGGTCCCCGATCTCGCGGGAATCTTCGATCCGTGGCGGTCTGGATGAGGTCGAGTTCCCAAACATGTACTCCAGAGCCATGGCCGCGTCCTTCTCGCGCCCCTTCGGTATCGGCCTCTGGGCAGCGGAATATGTTCCTAACTCCAACCAGTTTCGAACTCCGGAGTACTGGAGCAACGTGTAGACCCATGAGAACGGAAATTCGACGTTACTACCCCGTCCCCGCTTCTGCGATGATTCGGGATCAAAAAGAGAATCGTCGCGCAGTTGTTTGACGAAGTTGTATCCCTCAAGGAGCTTAGCGATAGTCTGGCTCTTATCTCCCGTAAGCTTCGCAATATCGTCCAGCGAAAAATCACTCGTTGCGACGACACTGGAAATCCAAGCTGCTTTCGCAAACGAATCCCAGGGCTGCGCAGAAACGATGTGCCGAACACCTAGGTATGCAGTTAGACTTCGCGCGTCGGCCTTTTCAAAGCGTATGGCAGGCACCTTTTTCTTCGGTGTCCAGTCCTTCGCGTCAACCCCCTTAAGGGCACCTTCTCTCTTCCGCGACTGGTTTTTTGCTCGTGGGTCATTAGCGAGGATTAGGCAGGCAGCCAACCGCCGATTCCCCTCCTTTACAACGTAGGTCCCGTCACCCACAGATTCCACTACCAGTGGCTCTGCCTCGAAGTATCCATTGATCGCCAAAGAACTGATAACGTCTTCGACACCAAAGTTCGTCACTATCCAGTCCAGGACCTCTTTCTGCGAACTGAAGCGCGTAGCAGCATCCCCGAATCGGGGGTTCTTTTCGTCCAATAGCAGCTTTTCGAGAGGAATAGGCTCGCTTACCCCGCGCTGCAGGATATCTTGGGGAGCTTTGCTTTTCGTGGCCATAGATGTCTCGCGTCCAATTCGCCGACTGCGCAGGAAGGCGAGCGGCGAGGAAGGTATAGATAGTAGCGGAGCCGTAGGAAAACTAGAAACCAATAGGGAGGGGCTGGGAAAAACCTAACCTTCCTAACCGGACATAGCGAATCGGCCGGAGAGCCTTTATTCATGCGGGTTTCGGAGGCTGCAGAAAACCTAACCTTTTCCTAACCAAAGCCTAACCTGGTTAGGTTTCTATACCCTAACCATATAAAAAATATATATCTATATAAATCAATGACTTACAACGAAGTTAGGTTTTAAGTTAGGTCAGGTTAGGGTTTAAACCTAACCTATATTCTTCATACAAATCAATAGCTTAGACATGAATTTTGGGCTTGGTTAGGAAAGTTAGGTTTTTCCCAGCCCCTTCCCCAACCTGCGCAGAGATTGAGCAAAACCCCATGAGGCGGTCCACGGTCGCCAGGAATGTACGTCGTAGGTGCGTCGTTTTGCGTCACCCGCCAAGCCTCACCAGCGGCCCGCAGAGGCGCGCCAACGCTGGCACCAGGGGGTGACGCAAGGGTGAGTCTCTTTTCATAGATTTAGCGGGCAGGCGCGGAGGGGGGAAGACTGCGCGCCAGGGGTGACGACGGGTCACTTTACTGTATATTTGTACAGTGTTTTGAGGTACCCATCATGACCATGCTTGACCGTCCCCCACCTACGCCCATGTCTGCGGCCCGCATACGCGAGCTGTACGCCCGCAACCCGTCGCCCGAGGGGTGCGCCTTGGCATGGGAAATCTGGCGCCTGCAGCGCGTCCTTATCGCCTTGGAAGCCGGCATACGAGACGCGGCGGGCCTGCGCCACCGCCAGGATGTGATCGACCGCATTACCGGCTTGCTGGAGTACGTCCAGGGCGAACCCTGTTTGACCGAACCGCTGGCCGTCAAACAGGGGCGCAAGCGCGGTGAGCGTCGGTAAAGGCCAGGCCTGCAGACCACCGCGGCGTAGACGAAAAAAGCCCCGCACATGGGCGGGGCTGAAAATCGGATACCGGCCGGCGCTATGCGTCGTCGGTCTTGATAATGTAGGGTTTGAACTTCACCGCCTCCTGGCCCAACCATTCGTTGAGCGCCAGGAACTTGGCTTGCAGCGGCTCCAGCTCGTTGCAGGCGAATACCTGCGCCGCGGCCACCGGCGTTCCGAAGCCGCCGCTATTGGTCGGAACAATCCCCAAGAGCTGCGGCGGCACGCGATGCGCGGCCAACACATCATCCCGGCTCACGTTCTTGATGTTGAAGAAGTCGTCGCGCGCGGCGACCTCGCTGATGGGGATGATCTGCAGCCCGTCCTTCTTGCCACCGGGCGCGTACACGAACATGTTGCGAAAATTGCCAGGCCCCTTCGCCTCCTTCATCGCCTTGCGGATCCCATCGGCATAGCTCTGATCGTGCAGCGCGTCTGTCACGTACATCACGAAGCCGGCATGACTGCCGTTCAGGTAGTACTTGCGCCGGAACAGCGTGGCCGATTCGTTCAACCAGGCCGAGTTCAGCGCCGCCATGTACTCGGGCATGCCATAGATTTCCTGGTCCGGGTCCGGTTGCATCATGCTGAACACGCTGCCGTGCGCAAACTCATGCTCTACCCCTACGGACGGAACAAAGAAGTGCTTTCCCTCGTCCACGCCTCGCCGCGTGTACTTGGCGAGCGAATGTCGCAGCACCAGTGGCCGGCCGGTCATGCTGTCCCGCCGCTCGGCATAGGCATTGCCGAATATCAGGTAGTCCAGGGCCATCTTTAGGCACGTATCGCGCGAAAACAGCGACGTGGGCTCCAACGTGGACGCCAGGATATTGGCCTTGAAATGGATGGCGGAACTATGGTGGACGCTCGCGCGGAATGACTTGGAAAGCCCCCCGAAATTGACGGGTGGCTCGTACCATTTGCCATTTTTCCAACACTCCAGATAGTCCAGGATCTCCCGCCGATCAAGCATCGGCTCGGGGTCTCCAAACGAAAAGGCTTCCATCGCCGCCGGCGGGGCCGGGCGCTGCATGCCTTGCGCGTCGGCCGCCGCTTCGCGGTGCATGTTTTTCCTGCGTTTCACGTGTAAATCTCCATAAAGCCTTGATTGGCGCCGCTCGCACCTTCGAGCGGTTCAAAGTCCAGCGCATGCATGAGCGCCCAAGCCAGATCCGCATGCCCCGTATCATTGGCGCGGCCGGCGTCGTAGGTCACGCTTCGGCCGCTCGCGGTGAGCGTCTTGCGGATGGCCATCATCGATTGCGCTAGGTCGGTAGCGCCCGCATCAAACTCCAGCCGCTTATCCCTGATAACGTCCAGCGCCTTCATGACGAGGCGCGATTTCACTTCTGGCGAGTACGCGTAGGCCCGCGCCGCGGGGAAGAACTGCTTCACCAGCTGATAGACACCCTGCCCCATCCCGGTCGCGTCGATACCGATGTAGGCCACCGCGTACCGCTCCGTGATTTCCTTGATCTTCTGCGCCTGGGCCTTAAAGTCCATCCCGCGGAACTGGTGACGCTCCAACACCCGGAATTTCCCGCCGGGCGTCAACGGCGCAGCCAGCACCACGCAGCCCGCCGAATCGCCCGACAGCGACGGGTCGTAGCCGATCAGGACCGGGTTGTAGCCATACGGCCGCTGCAGGAACCGCTGCACGTCGATCCAATCGACCATGGAATCGACCATGCAGCCCTGCAGCATGGCCAGCGGGAAGATGGACGCAGTGTCGTCGATGAACCCGCACATCAGCAGGTTCTCGAACTGGTCCGGGCTGTATTCGAATCGCAGCTCATCGATGTCGAACAGGTTGCAGCCGCCGGCCTCGGCGTCCAGGATGGTTACGATCTGGCGCCATATCTTGTCATCGCACCGATGGCCGTTTTTCAGGATCGCATGCGCCACGTCGATGGCAACCTGGTCCCGTTTGGAGCGGCGCTTGTTGAACGCCTCGCCAGTCCAAAGCGGGTACGCCTCATGCGCCATGCTGGACGGCGTGGAAAAGTAGGTCTTGCGCCATTTCTTGTGTAGCGCCATCCCGCTGGCCACCTTATTCAACTCCGCGAACTTCGGCACCCAGAAGAATTCATCGAAATAGAAATTCCCGTGGTAGCTCTGCGCCGTGCGCGCGTTCGTGCCAAGGAAATACAGGTGCGCCCCATTCGGCAGCACGATGGGATCGCCCTTCAAGTCCACGTCCGCCGCTTCGCGCGCGAACTGCACGATGTACTGCTTGAAGACGTGGGCCTGCGCCTTCGACGCGGACAGGAATATTTGATTGCGCCCCGTCCTGATGGCGTCGTCCAACGCCTCGCGTGCAAAGTACCAGGTCGCCCCGATCTGCCGCGACTTCAAAATCATGCGCGTGCGCTCGTCGCCGTTGCGCAGCCACACCTTCTGATACTCGAACAGCGATTCCCGGAACGCCTGCGATATCTTGTCGGCCTGGGCCTCGCTGATGGCGTTGCGCTCCGGCCGCCGCTTCGGCCCGGCATTGCGCCGCGCGATGTTCGGGTTTAGGTCCGCTTCGTTGCCGCCGTTGTCGTACTTGCGCACTCGGGCGGTTCGCTCAAGCTGGCGGCCCAGCAGGTCGATTTCCTTGAAATCGCGGCCGTCCTTTTCATTCTTCGCGATCAGCGTGCAAAGCCGCGCGTCTAGCGCAGCCTCAACGCGCTCCAGCGGCGACGCTGCATCCCATTTGTCGCGGACTTTCCAACTGTTGACGGTCGTTCGTTTCTCGCCCAGCTCACGGGCGATAGACGACACGCGCCAGCCCTGCCAGTACAGGTCACGGGCGACGCGGCGCGGGTCGGCGTTATCGGGTATTTGCAACATGCCGCCATGCTGCCGCTGATCTTCGCGCGCGCGTGAAAGCCCTGGTTGTCGCTGGCGCTGCCACGTACACGACCGATTGAGCCCACGCATGTGCCGGGCCAGTATGGCAACACCCGAACACCACCACCGAGAACTTCACCATGCCCAAATGGTTCACCGTGGCCACCGAAGGCCAAACGACTGATGGTCGCGTGATTGAACGCGCCTGGCTCCAAGAAATCGCCGCTACCTACGACCGCACCAAGTACGGCGCCCGCATCTGGATGGAACACATCCGCGGCGTGCTGCCGGATAGCCCCTTCAAGGCCTACGGCGACGTGCTGGCCGTGCGCGCCCAAGAAAACAAGGACGGCAAGCTGGAACTGCAGGCGCAGCTCGACCCCACGAACGAGCTGGTGGCCATGACGAAAGCGCGCCAGAAGATCTACACCTCCATCGAGATCCAGCCCGATTTCGCCAAGAGCGGCAAGCATGGCCTCATCGGTCTGGGCGTGACCGATAGCCCGGCCAGCCTGGGAACCTCCATCCTGGAATTCAGCGCGAAGAACCCGGCCGCCAGCCCCCTGACCGGCCGCAAGCAAAGCCCCGAAAACCTCTTCTCCTGCGCAATCGAAACCGAGCTGGACTTCAGCGAAGCCCCGGAGGATCCGGGCAAGGACGCGGCGGATTCGTTCTTCACGCGCCTGGGCGAGTTTTTCCGCTCCATGGCGCAGCCGCAGCGCGCGCAGGAAGCGCCCCAAGGCGCTGCGGCCCTCCTGCAATCCTTCTCCGATTTCCAGCAGGCGTATCAGAACGAGCAGGCCGAAACGGCCAAGAAGCTGAAGACGTTCGCCGCCGAGCTGCAAGAACTGAAGAACAGCGCCGCCAGCGCCGCCGAACTGAAAGAGCTGCGCGACACGCTGGACAAGACCCCCGGCGGCTTCGCCCAGCGTCCGCCGGCCAGCGGATCCAATGCCGCCGCGCTGGCAACGGACTGCTAACGCGCGGCCCATCAACCCGAACACCTGACACCTGAGACACGCCATGCGCAACGATACCCGCATCAAATTCAACGCCTACCTGCACCAGATCGCCACGCTGAACGGCGTGGAGGACGCCACCAAGACTTTCAGCGTCGTCCCCGCCGTCCAGCAGACGATGGAAAAGAAAATTCAGGAAAGCTCCGAGTTCCTGAAGCGCATCAACATGATCGGTGTCACCGATCAGCAGGGCGAGAAGCTGGGACTGAACCTCTCCGGCCCCATTGCCTCGCGCACCGACACCGCAACCAAGGAACGCGAGCCGCGCGACCTGACGACGCTGGACAAGAACGGCTACTACTGCCGTCAGACCAACTACGATTCGTTCATTCCCTATGCCAAGCTGGACGCCTGGGCGCAGTTCCCCGAGTTCCAGCAGCTGATTCGCGATCTGCTGCTGACGCGCCAGGCGCTGGACCGCATCATGATCGGCTTCAACGGCACGTCCATTGCCGCGACCACCGACCCGACGGCCAACCCCATGCTGCAGGACGTGAACAAGGGCTGGCTGCAAAAGATGCGCGAAAACGCGCCCGAGCGCGTCATGAACCAGGGCAAGGCCGGCGGCAAGGTGCTGGTCGGCGGCCCGAACGCCGACTACAAGAACATCGACGCGATGGTGTATGACGCCGTCCACCTGCTGGATCCCTGGCATACCGAGAATCCGCGGCTGGTAGCGATCCTCGGCCGCGGCCTGATGCACGACAAGTATTTCCCGCTGGTCAACCAGGACAGCAAAGCCACGGATACGCTGGCGGCCGACATCATCATCAGCCAGAAGCGCGTCGGCGGCCTGCCGGCCGTGCAAGTGCCGTACTTCCCCGCCAACACCGTCACCATCACCGCGCTGGACAACCTCTCGCTGTACTGGCAAACCGGCGGCCGGCGGCGCTACGTGCAGGAGAACCCCGCACGCAACCGGGTGGTTACTTTCGAGAGTTCGAACGACGACTATGTGGTCGAGGACCATGGCCTCATGGCCGTGGTGGAGAACATCGAGCTGGTGGAGGCGTAACCGTGGCCAGCCCGGCACAGCTCCACCGCATACGGGTGCTGGCGGCCCAGGCCTCCGCCAGCGATCCCGCCGCGCCCGTCGTCGTGGGCGGCATCCAAGGCCAGATGCTCGCCAAACTGACCCAGGACGCCCGCCGCCTGCATGATATCCAGTCCATCGAGCGCAAGATCGCGCTCAAGCGCGAGCTGCTGCCGGACTACCAGGCATATATCGACGGCGTGCTGGAAGGCGACGGCGGCCAACCGGACGAGATTATTCCGACGGTCATGCTGTGGCATCTGGACGCCGGCAAGTACGAACGCGGCCTGGACATGGCCGCCTATGTCATGCGTCATGACCTGCCCATGCCCGAACGACTCAAGCGCAACACGGCCACGATCCTGCTGGACGAGGTGGCCGGCGCTGTGGCCGCCGGCGCGGTGAGCGAACCGTCGGCTGCGATTGGAATTCTGCAACGCGTCGCGGTGCTGGTGGACGGCCAGGATGCGCCGGACCAAGCGCGCGCAAAGCTGCATTTCGCCATGGGCAAGATGCTGGCGCTTCAGGCGGGCGACAAGCCGACCGGCTCGACGGTGGAAATGGTCCGCGCCGCCGTCGCCCAGCTCAAACGCGCCGTGTCCCTCCACGAAGGCATCGGCGCCAAGAAGCTCATCGAGCAACTGGAACGCAAGATCAAGAACGCCGGCGACCCCGGCTAACCGAGTGCCCCAAAGCGCACGGCGGCGCGGGCTGACGGTAGTTCCCTGAACTTCCCGACGCCCGCCCACCGCCGACCGACACAGGACCGACATGAGCTTTCTCGCCACCGCTCCCACGCCACCGAAGACGCCCGCGACCCTCATCCAGAATGACGGCTTCTTTCCCGACTTCGACATGCTGGACGTGCGCGATGCCTTGCGCCTAGACGGGACCGCCACGGACGCTCGCCTGCGGCACTCGGTGCTGGGCGCAATGGTGGAAGTCGGCAACGACCTGGCCGCCTGGAAAGAGGCCATGCGGGAAAAGGGCTATGCAAGCCTGGCGGGAGTCCCCGACGATGCGACCGCCGGCGGCAAGACGCGGCGCGAAATCGCCTACGTGCGCGCGGTGTACAGCCTGGTGAAAGCCGACCTCATCGAGCGCATGGCCGACTATGACACAACCGGCGCGGGCCAGAAGCGCGTCGAATGGCTGGCCGACGCACCGGAGGAACATCGGCGCAATGCCCGCTGGTCCATCGCGGATGTCCAGGGCCAGCGCCGCACCGTCGTGGAGTTGATCTGATGCTGGTCCGCGCACAACAAGGCGACACGGTGGACGCGCTGTGTTGGCGCCACCTTCGCACCACGCGCGGCGTCGTGGAACAAACCTTTGAACTGAACCCCGGACTTGCGGATCATGGCGCGATCTTGCCCCACGGCCTCGCCGTGACCCTTCCCGAGCCGGCATCCGAACCTACGACGGTCCCGACCGTCAACCTTTGGGACTGACCCGATGTCCGCTGAACTCTCCACTGCTGCCGCGGCTACCGCAATCTCCGGCGTGGCCCTGGCTCAAGTGCTTCCCTACATCGACTCAAACGCAGCCTTCGGCGCGGTGATCGGTGCGGCCCTGGTGGCCAGCACCAAGAAAGACCTGAGCGCCTGGAAACGCTTCCTCTCGTTTCTGCTGTCGGCCCTGTGTGGCTACGGCGGATCGGGCGAATTCATCGCGCGCGAATGGGCCAAGCAGTCTTTTCTCCCGGCGCTGATCGGTGCCCTGGTCATCGTTCCCATCGCGCTCAAGCTGCTGGCCCTGGCCCCGGAGCTGGACATACGCGGCATCCTATCGCGCCTGCGCTTCATCAACAACGAACCCGACGGGGGCAAACAATGATCGACGTTGCGCACACCACCCTGACCGTTCAAGCCATCGCCTGCGCGCTTCTGTATGCGCTGGCCGTCCTGCGGCTGCTGTGCTACCGACCGAACGGTGCGCGGCACCGCCCCGCCGTCTCAGCGTTCGCGTCCCTTCTCATCGGCGCCCTGTCTTGCCGCGCGCTGGCCGTCGGCCTGGGGTTGGACGAGGCGAGCGCGCCCGAACTGCTGGCCGCGCTCTGCGTCTGCGCCCTGTGCTTCGCTATACGCGGCAACCTCGCCGCCCTACTCCGGATCTGGAACCATGTCTGAAATCCTCAAGGCCGGCGCCCGCGGCCTAGCCGTAAGCGCCCTGCAATCTCAACTTGCCCATGCTGGCTACAGCGTGGAAGTGAACGCCGTATATGACGAAGCCACCGAGGCCGCGGTACGCGCCCTGCAGCAGGCGCGCGGGCTGGTCGTAGATGGAAAGGTAGGCGACAAGACCCGCGCGGCCCTGGCAGGCCTGGACACGTCCAAGCTCATGCGCGAATCGGACCTTGTTGCCGCGGCCCGAACCCTAGGGGTTTCGCTGGCCAGCATCAAGGCCGTCAACGAAGTGGAATCCAACGGGAACGGATTCCTGCCCGACGGGCGCGCGTGCATCCTCTTTGAGCGGCATGTGTTTCGTGCTCGCCTTGAACTGCATAATGTGGATCCGACGCCCCACGCCGCGCGCTTCCCTGGAATCGTCAGTACCAAGCGCGGCGGCTATGCGGGTGGCGCGGCAGAATATGCGCGCCTGGCGACGGCCATGCAGATATGCGAGCCTGCCGCGCTGGAAGCCGCGAGCTGGGGCGCGTTCCAGATCATGGGCTATCACTGGCAGGCCTTGGGCTATGAGAGCGTCCGCGCGTTCGTCACCGCCCAGCAGCAAAGCGAAGGCGAGCAGCTCGCCGCGTTCGTGAAATTCATTCAGGCGGATCCGGCCTTGCACAAAGCGCTGTCCGCCCGAAAATGGGCCGCGTTCGCCCGTGGCTACAACGGCCCGAAGTACGCCGAGAACTTCTACGACGTGAAGCTGGCGCGCAGCTACGAGCGCTTCGCCGCCGGAACGGGCAGGGTGGCTGCATGAAGGCCTTGCTCGCAAAACTCGCGCCCTACGCCGGCGCAGCAGCCATAGCCCTGGTTGTGTGGGCGCAGCTCCGTTACATCGCTGTCCAAAACGCGACGATCAGCACGTACGCCGACATCCTGGCGGCTCAACAAGTCGCGCTGAACGAGATCAAGGCGGGTATCAAGCGCAGCACCGAAGATCTGCGAAAGCTCGCCGCCACACAAGAGGGCTTTCGCTCTGCCCTGGAAGAGCGCCGCATCGACATCGAGGCATTGAAACGTGAGAACGAAGATTTCCGCCGCTGGGCTGACACTGATCTGCCTGAGCCTGTTGCAAGGATGCGGGAGCGCCCCGCGATCACTGGCGCCGACGGCTATGCCGAACACCTGCGCGCCCGTGGTCCCGTGCGTGCTATCGGCGAGCCGGGCGACGCGCAACGAAGACCTGAACGCGATCATTGATCGCCTAGAGACGGACTGGGCGGTATGCGCGGCCCAGGTCGATTCCCTCATCGCCTGCGAAAGGAACCAGAATGCAAAAGGCCGCTCATCTGCGGGCGTACATCACGGCGGCGAACCCCTATCTGAGCCGCGACCCTGAAAAGCTCCATGTCTTCGTTGAGGGCGGCTCTGTCGGCGCCGTGGCCACCGGCGGGTTGTCGCATGAATACGAGTACACCTTGAACCTAGTCATCGAAGACTACGCCGGCGACGCGGCCGCGCTGATGGTGCCGATTCTGGCCTGGCTGCGGGTTCATCAACCGGACATCCTGGAGAACGCCGACAAGCGCCGGCAGGCTATTGCCTTCGAGGTGGAATTCATCACGAACCAGACGGTAGACTTAAGCATCAAGCTCCAGCTCACGGAGCGGGTGATTGCGCGCCAGGACGCGGACGCCGCGCGTATAGACGTGAAGAATGCGCCGGAGCCGAACCACCCTGATCTGTTCACCGATCCCGACGAACTGCTGCGCCAGGTGTACCGCGACGGCGAAGAGATCGGGCAGCTTCCCTACCCTGGCTGGGCGATCGCGCGATGAGCGCAGACTTCCTGGACGTGCAAGCCTGGGCCGCCGGGCTCCTGGCGCGCCTGGAACCCGCGCAGCGCCGAAAGGTGAACCGCCGGATCGCCCAGGAGCTGCGCCGTAGCGAAAGCCATCGCATTGGCGCTCAGGTGGATCCGGACGGCCAGCGCTACACGCCCCGCAAGGCGCGCAAGAACCTGCGGGGACAGAAGGGCGCCATCCGCCGCAAGCTATTCGCTCGCATGCGTACAGCCCAGCATCTGAAGGCCAGCGCCACGAACGACGCCGCAGCGGTAGGCTTCTCTCCGCGCACCTCCCGCATCGGCTGGGTACACCAGCGAGGGCTGAGGGACCGGCCAGCGCCCGGCGCGCCTGACGTTCGCTACCCGGTGCGCCGCCTGCTGGGCTTTTCGGACGCAATGCGCGAACAGGTCCTGGACACGCTGGCGGAATTCCTGGTGGGCAATGGGATGTAGCTGCGGCAGCGACAACGCCAGCTCCGTGCGCGCGCGAGAGCGCGGCGGCAACATGGCCGCATGTATGAAATCTCCGAACTCTACCGCCTGCTGACCAATCTGATCCGCATCGGCACCATCGCCGAAATTGATCTGGCTTCGGTTCCCGCGAAGGTGCGCGTTTCCACCGGCGCGCTGACGACTGCATGGCTGCAGTTTCTGGCGCTGCGCGCTGGAACGTCTACGACCTGGGACCCGCCAACGCTGGGCGAGCAGGTGATTGTGTTTTGCCCTGGCGGCGACACCGCCGCCGGCATCGTGCTCACGGGCTTGAACTCCGACGCCATCCCCGCCCCGTCCGCCAGCGCGGCGGAGCATGTACGCGCATACCCCGATGGCGCACGCATCACCTACGACCATGAGGCCGGCGCACTGACTGCGACCGGGATCAAGACCATCGAGGCCGACGCCAGCAAGTCAGCCCGCCTGAAGTGCCCCGATATCACCTTAGACGGCAATGTGACTGTGACGGGGCTCCTGTCGTACCAGGCGGGCATGTCCGGAAAGAACGGCAAGGGAAACCGAACGGTCATCTACGGCGACTTCATCCAGCGCGACGGCGAGCTGTCCTCCAACGGCGTCATTCTGGACAGCCACCGCCACCACTATTCCGGCATTTCTGGCGAAACCGACGAGCCGACGAAATGAGCTATCTCGGAATGGATGCCAAGACGGGCCGCCGCATCACGGGCGCCGCCCACCTGAACCAGTCCATCAGGAAGGTGATCGGCACGGCCGTAGGCACGCGCGTGCGCCGCCGCCCTTTCGGCTCCGTCGCGCCCGACCTGATCGACGCGCCGGCTCATGCCGCGACGCTTCTCCAGTTGTACGCGGCGGCTGCCACGTCTCTGCTGGCGTGGGAACCGCGCCTGACGCTGCGCCGGATCAGCGCGCAGGCGGACGCCTCCAGTCCTGGCGTGGTGGTTTTCGAACTCGACGGGGAAGCGCTTCTAGACGACGACGTACAGCCGATTTCCCTCACTGCGCGCATTGGTGAATAGCATGGCCACCTCCAACACCATCGACCTTTCGCTGCTGCCCGCGCCTGACGTGGTTGAACAACTGGACTACGAACGGATCCTTGAAACCCGCAAAGCCCGGCTCATCGCCTTGTTCGCCAGCGAAGACCGCGACGCAGTGGTCAAGGCACTGGCGCTGGAATCCGAGCCGCTTACGATCCAGCTCGAAGAGAACGCCGAACGCGAACTGATCCTTCGACAACGCGTGAACGAAGCCGCGCGCGCAGTCCTGCTCGCCTTCGCGAAAGGCAGCGACCTGGAGAACATTGCCGCTGAGTACGGTGTACAGCGCTTGACGATCCGTCCGGCGGACCCCACGACCTTTCCCCCTACTCCGGCCCTGATGGAATTGGACGACGAACTGCGCGACCGTGCGCAGCTCGCCTGGGAAGGGCTGTCCACGGCCGGCCCGCGTGGCGCCTATGAGTTTCATGCGCGCTCTGCACATGGCCAGGTCGCCGACGCTACGGCCATAAGCCCGGAACCGTGCGACGTGCTGGTGTCGGTTCTTTCGCGCGAAGGCGACGGCACAGCCAGCGAAGCGATCCTTTCCGCCGTGCGGCTGGCGCTGAACGACGAGAATATCCGCCCGCTGGGCGACCGCGTTACCGTCCACTCGTCCGTCATCCGGCAGTTCAACGTGCGCGCAACGCTGCACCTGAAGGGACAGGGGCCGGGCCGCGATGTCGCCCTCGCGGCGGCCCACACCGCCGTGTCCTCCTTCGTGAACCGCCCGCGGCGCCAAGGCATATCTGTTTGGCGCTCCGCGTTGACCGCTGCGCTGCATGTAGAGGGCGTCGATCACCTGGACCTGCACGAACCAGCCGCCGACATCCTGCTGCAGGCCACCGAAGCGGGCACCTGCATGAACATCGCCATCGGCATGGCGGGCGAGGCCGAGAATGGCTGAGAAGCGCGCGCTGCTGCCTCCTGGCTCCACTCCACTGGAACGCAAGCTGGCGACCGTCAACGCGGATATCGAGGACATCCCGCTGCCGATCCGTGACATTCGGCGCGCGGAGCATTGCCCGCCGGGCCTGCTCACCTGGCTGGCCTGGGAGCGGTCCGTTGATCGTTGGGACGACACCTGGTCCACCGACATAAAGCGCAAGGCGCTCCGAAACTCGTTCTTCGTTCATCAGCGCAAGGGAACCATCGGCGCGCTGCGCCGCGTCGTTGAGCCGTTGGGCTATCTGCTGGAGGTCCGCGAGTGGTGGCAGATGGTCCCGGAGGGCCGGCGCGGCACGTTCACGCTCTCGATTGGCGTACTGGACAGCGGCATCACGCAAGAGATGTATCCGGAGCTTGAACGCCTCATAGACGACGCCAAGCGCCTGAGCCAGCACCTCATCGGGCTTTCGATCCAACTGGAAACGCGCGGCTCGGTCAATCTGGGCGGCGCGTTCACATCCGGCGACATCCTGACCATCTATCCGCCCGCGACCGAAGACATTGAAGTACAGACGCCACCTATAGCTGGGCTGGTACTGCATCACGTTGACACCCTGACCGTATACGCACCATGACACAGAAATATTTCGCAATACCCACCGCTGCCGGTGAGGCGGCCATCGCCAACGCGCAGTTGACCGGCAAAGCGCTGAAGTACACACACATGTCGGTCGGCGATGGCGGTGGCGACAACGCGTCGGTGCCGACACCGAACCGCGAGCAAAAGGCGCTGCTCGGCGAGCGGCACCGCGTGCAGATCAACCGACTGTTTCGCGATCCGAGTAACTCGGCGTTGCTCATCATTGAAGCGGTACTGCCCTCGAACGTCGGGGGCTGGTGGATGCGCGAGCTGGCAGTCTGGGACGAAGCGGGACAGCTCGCGATCATCGCCAACTGCCCTCCGAGCTTCAAGCCGCTTCTTGCCGAAGGGGCCGCCCGCGACCAAGTTTTGCGCATTGCTCTGGTCGTTTCTGGTCAGGTTCCGATCGAACTCCAGATTGATTCGGCCGTGGTCCTGGCTACACGCGAATACGTGGACGAAGGCCTGGATAGGAAGCTGGACAAAACCGCTACCGCCGTGGCGGCCGCGAAGCTCGCGACCGCCCGCACCATTTCGGTTACTGGCGACCTGACTGGCGCCTTCTCCTTCGACGGATCAAAGAACGTCTCCTTCGCGGGAACGTTGGCCGCTTCCGGCGTGAGCGCGGGAACGTATGGTTCCGCGAACTCCATTGCTGTAGTGACCGTCGACGCCAAAGGGCGCGTAACCAAGGCTGAAAGCGTGACAGTCGGCAACTCGCAGACTGCGACGAAATTGGCCGCCGCACGCTCATTCTCCATTTCAGGAGGCGCAACGGCTAGTGCCGTGAATTTCGACGGTTCGGGCAATGTTCAGCTCGTCGTCACCGGCATTGATGTGTCAAAGGCCACGCTCGGGGTGCTGCCTGTCGCGCGTGGCGGAACAGGCCTTAGCTCCGTGCCGGCCGGCTCGTTTCTAAGCGGAGCGGGTACGGGCGCGCTCGTGCCGCGCACGCCGGCGCAGGTCTTGGCGGATATTCAGGCCTTGCCAAAGGCTGGCGGAAACGTGTACGGCCCTATCCTTCTGGGCGCCGGCGCCTCGGTCGGGGGGCAGTACGGTGCGAACAACACTTCGGCGCAGGTCGCCCATGTCTTATTGCCGGACGGCGGGGGTTATTCAGTGCATCTGGCCTCGGTGGTGGGCGCCATAAAAATCAAGTTGCCGCCAGTGGCCGTAGGCAAGAACAGCATGATCCGCATGCGCGTGGAGGTATTCGAATACCTGGATGGCCAGGCGCCGATCACCGTACTGATTCACGGCTATGCGCAGACTTCGAAAACGTGGGCGCGCTGCGGTGCCACCATCGCCGGCGGAAACTCGGTCAGCGATCTCCCCGTCCGCTTCGGCTCCGACGCGGCAGGTGATCTGTGTGTCTGGCTGGGAGACCTGACGAAGAACTGGTCGTATCCAACGGTATCGGTGGCCGAGGTTCTTGCAAAGTACAACACACCAGGAGCCGCCGTCGCGGATTGGGGCGCCGGCTGGAAGGTTGAATCCGTTACGGCGTTCGAAACGGTGTCTGTCACACTGGCCGGAGACAACTTGGCGTTCGCCCGCTCGGATATTGCCCACGTGGTGGGCCTGCAGGCGGCGCTAGACCAGAAAGCAATCGCTAGCCGGCAAATTGTCGCGGGCAACGGCATGACCGGCGGCGGAACGCTGACGGCAAACCGGACGATTACGCTTGGAATGCCGGAGGGAATCTCGGCCACGTCGCAGAATTCGGTATCGGCGACCGGGCACACCCACACGTTGACGTTGGCGCCGGCCGACATTGGAGCGGTGCCTAGTACAGTCTCCATCACCGCCGGCAACGGGCTGACTGGCGGCGGCACGCTCGCGGCCAATCGCTCTGTGGCGCTTGGAACGCCGGGTTCGATCACGGCGAATTCGACAAACTCCGTATCGAGCACCAGCCACACGCACCAACTCACCCTTTCACCTGCCGACATTGGCGCGGTGCCCAGCACAGTTTCCATCACCGCTGGCAACGGGCTGACGGGCGGCGGTACGCTCGCTGCCAATCGCTCTGTGGCGCTTGGAACGCCGGGTTCGATTACGGCGAATTCGACAAACTCCGTATCGAGCACCAGCCACACGCACCAACTCACCCTTTCACCTGCCGACATTGGCGCGGTGCCGAATAACGCCCTAGCCGGCGCCATTGTCTATTTTGCGCGCACTACCGCGCCGGAGGGGTGGCTGAAGGCCAACGGCGCGGCCGTTTCGCGCACGACATACTCCCAGCTTTTCGGCGCAATCGGCACCACCTTTGGCGCAGGGAACGGCAGCTCCACATTCAACTTGCCAGATTTACGCGGCGAATTCGTGCGCGGCTTGGCTGACGGACGAAATGTAGACAACGGCCGAGTCTTGGGCTCGTCGCAAGCTAGCCAAAACCTTGCACACACCCACGGGGTAAACGACCCGGGACATACCCACCAATTGAACTACCAGGTGCCGGTGAACGTCATCGACACGGATCGGGGCGAACTGAACAACAGTCAATTTTCCATTGATGACACGTACATACCAAGCACGTTCAGCAGCAAGACCGGTATCACTATCCAATCGGAAGGCGGTAACGAGGCGCGACCGCGAAACGTGGCGCTGCTGGCATGCATCAAGTTTTAAACGGAGAAGAAATGCAGGACGACAATGCAACCCTGGACGAACCGTCCACCGCTTTCCCCACGCACAAGCTCGTTTCTCAATTGGACGACAGCGGGTACTTCGTCGGCCCCGTCATGGCTGATGTCTCTCCCCTGGAGCCGGGTGTGTATCTGATTCCGGGCAATGCCGTGGACATCCAGCCGCCGTCGCCCATACAGCCGGGGTTCCTATACATGCCCGCAGAGGGAGGCGGCTGGGACAGCGTTGAGGATCTGCGCTGGTCGCCGCTCTATAAGACGAAGGACGGCCAGCGCTACCGGCTAGGGGCGGACCACGAAGGCCAGACATATGACGGCATAGGACCTTGTCCGGCGTGGCTGACACTCTCCCCACGCCCGAACGACTGGAGCGTCTGGAATGGTGCGGCCTGGGAAGAAGACGCGCAGTTACTGGCCATTGCAACGACGCGCCAACGTGCAGAGACAAAGACCAGCTTGTTGATGACTGCGGGAACGGTGATCGCACCGTTGCAAGATGCCGAAGACCTGGGCATTGCTACCGATGAAGAACGGGCGCTTTTGCAACGCTGGAAGCTCTATCGCGTCGAGCTGACCCGAGTGAACCCCGCCGACCATGAGGAGCCTTGGCCGACTCCTCCTGGCTGATACTCGCGCAGTTCTTCGCCCCACCCCGCCCGGGCCTGGCCTGGGTGTTTTTGTTTCTCGCCCTCCAACATCATGCGCATCGTGCGCGCGCGAAGGCCTGCCCGCAAACTGGCCGCTGTATCTAACCAGGTCCAGCGCCATTCAGGCGCATCTAACGGAGAGCCTCTATCATGGCCGAGGATTATCACCACGGCGTACGCGTCATTGAAGTTGATGACGGTACGCGCCCGCTTCGCACCCCATCCACCGCAACGGTCGGCTTTGTCGCTACCGCCGAAGACGCCGACCCCATCACCTTCCCGCTGAACACGCCTGTTCTGGCCACGAACATCAGCGCCGCGGCCGGCAAGGCCGGCACCAAGGGCACGCTCGCCCGTACCCTGGAAGCCATCGGCGCCCAGATCAACCCTGCTACGGTCATCGTCCGGGTAGCCGAAGGCGAGACACCCGCCGAAACGCAATCCAACGTGATCGGGGGCACCGATCAGAGTGGTCGCTACACCGGCATTCGCGCGCTGCTGGCCGCACAAAGCAAGGGGCCACTCATCAAGCCCCGTATCCTGGGCGCGCCAGGCCTGGAGTCGGCGGCCGTTCTGGCGGAACTGGCCAGCACTGCGCAGAAACTGCGCGGCTTCGCCTACGGCAGCGTTCCCGACATGAACACCATGGAGGAAGTCGCCGCATTTCGCGAGACCTTTGGCCAGCGCGAACTGATGCTGATCTGGCCCGACTTCGTGGGCTGGGATACGCGCACCAACACCGAGTCCCGCATCGTCGCATCGGCGGCGGCGCTTGGTCTGCGTGCCAAGATCGACACGGACATCGGCTGGCACAAGACGCTGTCCAACGTCCCGGTCAACGGGGTCACGGGCATCAGCCGGGATGTCTTCTGGGATCTGCAGGACCCGGCCACGGACGCCGGCTACCTGAACGCCAAGGACATCACCACCCTGGTCAATAAGACCGGATTCCGCTTTTGGGGAAGCCGGACCTGCGCAGGCCCGCAGAGTCTGTACCCGTTCGAGAACTACACGCGCAGCGCCCAGGTGGTGGCCGACACGGTGGCCGAGGGCCATCTGTGGGCCGTGGACCAACCGCTGCACCCGTCGCTGATCCGCGACATCATCGAAGGGATCAACAGCAAGTTCCGCACGCTCAAGAACCTGGGCTACATCATCGACGGCAGCGCCTGGTGGGACGACGCGCCGAACACGAAAGAAACGCTCAAGTCCGGCCAGTTCTGGATCGACTACGACTACACGCCCGTTCCGCCTGCCGAAAACATCGTCTTCCGCCAGCGCATCACTGATCGCTACCTGGTGGACTTCGCGAAGCGCATCGCAGCCTAACGCCACACTGCGGCCGCGCGCGGCCGCATATTTCCCTCTCGACATACCGGAGCATCAACCATGGGCATGCCATCCAAGCTCAAGAACATGAACCTCTTCAACGACGGCCGCAGCTACATCGGCGTCGTTTCCGCCGTCACTCCGCCCAAGCTCAACCGCAAGCAGGAAGCCTGGCGCGGTGGCGGCATGGGCGGTGCGGCGCATGCCGACTTCGGCCTGGACGATGAAGCCCTCAAGATGGAGTGGACTGTCGGCGGGTACACCAAGCAGATCCTGCAGCAAATGGGCGCTGTGGGCGTCGACGGGGTGCAATTGCGCTTCGCTCAGGCCTATCAACGGGACGACACCGAAGAGGTGGATAGCGTCGAAATCGTGGTGCGCGGCCGCCATTCCGAAGTGGATCGCGGCGAATCCAAGGTTGGCGAGGACACCGAATGGAAGGTCTCCACGCAATGCACCTACTACAAGGAAACCATCAACGGCGAAGTCGTCACCGAAATTGACATCTTCAACCTGGTCCACATGGTCGGCAATGTGGACAAGCAGGAAGCCATCCGCCGCGCCATCGGCATGTAAGCCGCTCCCCCGTATCAGGATAGATCATGACCACGCAACCGAAGTCCAATACCACCACCGGCCTGGCCGTCACCGACGCGGCCAAGGCCCCCAGCGCCGCGCCCAATGACGGCTCCATTCAGGTCGTCATCCTGGACACGCCCATCAAGCGCGGCGGCCAAGATGTCCACGAGATCACCGTACACAAGCCGAAGTCGGGCGCGCTGCGTGGGGTCACGCTGCTGAACCTCGTGCAGCTGGACGTCGGCTCGCTCCAGACCGTCCTGCCGCGTGTGACCGACCCGATGCTGGCGCCGCAGGAAATCGCAAACCTGGATCCGGCGGACCTGCTGGCCCTGGGCGCGGCCGTTTCCTCTTTTTTCATGACGAAGGCGGAACGCGCGGCGCTCCAAACTGCGTAGAAGATGCGATGGCCGACATTGCGCTGGTCTTCCACTGGAATCCGGCGTACATGGACGGCCTGCCGCTGGAAGAATTGGCCCAATGGCGCGAACGCGCACGCGTTCGCTACCAACCGGAGTGAATACCGATGGACAAGACGCTTCAACTGCGCGTCGTCGCGGCGATGCAGGACAAGCTGTCCGGGCCGCTCAAGAAAGTGAAGCAGGCATCCGCCACGTCCGCCGCCGGCGTGGCGCAGCTTCGAGACAAGCTCAAGGCGCTGAACAACACGCAGCGCGACATCAGCAAGTTCCGCGACCTCTCCCGCGGCCTGCAGGACACCCGCACCAACATGGCCGCGGCCCAGCAGCGCGTCGCCAGCCTTGCGCAACAGATGCGCGCCAGCGGCGAACCCACGCGCGCCATGACGCGCGAATTCCAGAACGCGGTTCGAGCCGCCCAGCAGCTCAAGACCAAGCATGGCGAACAGGCCATGGCGCTGCAGCGCCTGCGCAGCAGCCTCAGCACCGCGGGCATTTCTACGGGAAACCTCGCGCGCGGCGAACAGGGATTGCGGCAACGCATCGACCAGACCACCGTCGCGCTTGAAAGGCAGATGCGCAGGATGAACGCGGCCGCGGCGCTGCAGCAACGGCTGTCCGCGGCGAAGGATCGGTACAACGCGGGTCGCGCGACCGCCGGCGCGATGGCCGGGTTTGGTGCTGGGGGCCTGGCGGCCGGCGGCGGCGCGCTGTATGCAGAAACGAAATTTTTGCTTCCTGGCGTTGACTTCGACGCGAGCATGAGCAAGGTGCAGGCGCTCGCCCGTCTCGAAAAGATGAGCGCGGAAATGCTAGCGCTGCGCAAGCAGGCCCGCGATCTCGGCGCAGAGACAATGTTTTCCGCCGGCCAGGCCGCGGACGCGCAAGGCTTCCTCGCCATGGCCGGCTTTACCCCCAAGGCCATTCTCGACGCCATGCCCGGTATGCTGTCGCTCGCCAAGGCGGGAGACACCGACCTTGCGCAAACGGCTGATATCGGGTCCAACATCCTGACTGGGTTCAATCTCCCCGCCGCGCAGATGAGCCGCGTTGGCGATGTCCTGGTGGGCGCGTTCACCCGTTCCAACACCAGCCTGTACATGCTGGGCGAGACCATGAAGTACGTCGCCCCGGTTGCGGCAGGCGTGGGCCAGGACATCGAGACCGTGGCCGCCATGGCCGGCAAGCTGGGCGATGCGGGCATCCAGGGCAGTATGGGCGGCACCGCGCTGCGCGCTATCCTGGGCCGCATGGCCGCGCCGCCGAAAGCCGCAGCGGATGCATTGGAGAGCCTCAGCATCCAGACCAAAGATGCGCGCGGCAACCTCCGCGAGCTGCCCGCGATCCTCGAAGAACTGCACAAGAAGACCGCAAAGATGGGTAATGCCGAGCGCGCCGGGATATTCAAGGCGATAGCGGGCGAGGAGGCATTCAGCGGCCTGCAGGTTCTGGTTGCGCAGGCCGGCAGCGGCGAGCTGCAGAAGTTCATCCAGACGCTGCGACAGGCCGCCGGGGAGGCGGACAAGACGGCCGGCACGATGGCCGACAACATGCGTGGGTCCCTGGATGAGCTGTCCAGCGCCTGGGAGGACTTGGGCATCCAGATCTATGAGCAGCACGACGGGCCGCTGCGCAAAATGGTTGTTGGCCTGGCCGACATCATCGGGAAGGTCAAGGCCTGGACAGTGGCGCACCCCCAATTGGCCAGCGGCCTTACGGCAGCTGCCGCGGGCGTAGCGGCGCTGGTGGCGGGCATGGGCGCGCTGACCCTCACCCTGGCCAGCATCCTGGGGCCGTTCGTTGTCGTACGCTACGCGCTCACGATGCTGGGCGTGCGCGGCGGTAGCCTGCTGGGCGTCCTGGTGAACCTGGCCCGCGCAGGAATTGGCGGCGTGGCCAGGGCTTTGCTCGTCCTGGGCCGCGTGCTGATGGCGAACCCCATCGGGCTGGCGATCACGGCGATTGGCCTGGCTGCCCTGGCGATCTATCGGTATTGGGAGCCTATCAGCGCCTTTTTCAAATCCCTTTGGGACAAGGTCCGAGGCGCGTTCGCCGCGGCCGTTGCGGGCGTAAGCGGCCTCCTCCAGAGCTGGAATCCCCTCGCGCTCCTCCGCGGGGTCTTCGCCGGCGTCGTTGAGTTCGTGGGCGGTGTACTAGCCGGCGTGATGGGCGCCTTTGATAGCGCGGTGGCTGACCTGAACACCCTGCTTGGCTCCTGGCGACCGATGGCTTTCATTCGCGCCGCATTCGATGGCGTCGGCGAATTCTTCGGCGGTCTGTGGGGCCAGGCCGGCGGAGCGTTCGCCGCCGGCATCGAACACATCGGCGCGCTGCTGGCCAGCTGGGCGCCACTCGCCGATATCAAGCAGTCTATCGTTGCCGGCCTGACTGCGATGGGCCTGGAAGTGCCGGCGAAGTTCGCGGATCTGGGCGGCATGCTCATGGACGGACTGGTTAGCGGCATCACCAACGCGGCCGGCGCGGTCAAGGACGCGATTTCCAGCATGGGAAGCGGCGTAATCGGCTGGTTCAAGGAAAAGCTGGGCATTCACTCGCCAAGCCGCGTCTTCATGGGCCTGGGCGCGTTTGTGTCGGATGGAGCGGCCATCGGCATAGAGCAGCGGGCGCCAGCGGCGGCCCGCGCTGCCCGCGCGCTCGCCTCGTCCGTCGTTACCGCTGGCCAGGAGGCGGTTATCTCGCCGGCCGTCGACATGCCCATCGAGGGCGCGCGCCGCGTTGGCCCGGCCGTCGCACGCCCGCCTATCGTTGCGGCCGATGTCGTGGTTCCACGCTTGACGCCACCGGCGATTGCCGCCGACCTGATCGTGCCCCGTGCCTTGCCGCTGCGCCTCATGGCGGAATCCGCACAGCCGCCGGCCGTGGGACCCGCCGTATCGGCCGGCCCTAGGATGGCAGCTCCGCAGCCCTCCGAGGCCCGCGAGCATCCATTGCCGGAGCTGGCCCGGCCGAAGCCATTACGAGCGGCGCTTTCACTGGAAGGAATCAAGGCCGCGGCTGGAGCCGTCACGGCCAGCGTTCTGGACGCGATACGAGCCGCACAGGGCGTCATCACCGCCATGGCCATAGGTGGGGCTGTCGCCGCCCCAATCGCGGCTCAGGCGGCCCCTGGTGAAGCGCCAGCCGTATCCCTCGCCAGCATGGACACGGACACGCTCACCGGCCGCTTCGATATGCGCCCCACGGTCACGCCGCCGACGCCTTCGCGTTCCGTCGTGGTGCAGGGCGACACCATCACGATAGAGATCAACGGCGCCAGCGCCAGCCCCGTCGACATAGAGCGCGCCGTGGAATCCGTTCTGCGGCGCCGCGATGCCGAAAAGCTGGCTCGCGTTCGATCCGCCTATCTCGACCCCAACTTCTAGGAGATCCGCCATGATGATGGCCCTAGGCATGTTCATTTTCAGCCTGCCCACGGCTGTGTATCAATCCCTGCGGCGCTCCACGGAATGGCGGCACCCGTCGAACGCCCGGATGGGCACCAGCCCCGGGTATCAGTTCGTGGGACGCGGTGAGGACAGCATTACCCTGTCCGGCGTTCTTATCCCTGAACTGGCCGGCTCTGCCGGCTCTCTGTCATTGCTTCGCCGCATGGCCGACACCGGCAAGGCCTATGTCTTGATCGACGGCAGCGGCACCGTCTACGGCCCGCACGTCATCGAAAAAATGGATGAGGAACATACGCAATTTTTCTTCAATGGACAGTCGCAACGCATCGACTTCAGTATCTACCTGAAGGCCGTAGGCGACGAGCAGGCCCGCACGTTGCTGGACGATCTGAAGCTGCCCATCGGGCGGATGGACGGATCCATCTTGGATTGGAGCCTGTAGTGTCATTCGCTTCTTTTACCGGGCTGGGCGGGGCGAACCTCAGCGCGCTGACCGCAGCCAACGCCTACCCTCGCCCTCTGTGGCGCGTGACCGTCGCCGGCCAGGACGTGACCGGCAAGATGCTGCCCCGGCTGATGAGGCTGAAGCTCACGGAATGCCGAACCGACGAAGCCGACCAGCTCGACATCGAGCTGTCGGACCATGACGGACGGCTGGCCATTCCCGCGCGCGGCGCGGAGATCCGCCTCAGCCTGGGCTGGGCCTCCTCTGGCATGGTGGATAAGGGCAGCTTCGTTGTGGACGAAGTGTCGTTCGAAGGCCCGCCGGATGTCATCACGCTGCGAGCACGCAGCGCGGACATGGCGTCGGCGCTGCGCACGCGCACCGAGCGGAGCTTCCACAAGAAGACCATCGCGGAAATCGTGCAGACCGTTGCCGCCGCGCACAAGCTGACCGCCGTGGTAGGACAGAGCTTCGCGAAAGTGAAGCTGCAGCACATCGACCAGACGAACGAATCGGACCTCTCGTTTCTGAACCGCATCGGCAAGCGATACGACGCCGTGGCCACAATCAAGGACGGGAAGTTGCTGTTTCTGCCCACGGAACGCGGGCAAACCGCCAGCGGCAAGGAAATGCCCACGACAGCCCTGTCGCGGCGCGATGGAGACCGGATACGCTTTCATATCGCGGATCGCAATTCGTACACGGGCGTGCGCGCCATCTGGCAGGACAAACGCAAGTCGGTGCAGCGCAGGGTTGTCGCCGGCGCCATCGGGAATGCGAAAACGCTGCGCACGATCTTTGCAAGCGAAGCCGATGCGCTGGAGAATGCCCGGGCCGAGTGGCAGCGAATACAGCGCGGCGTAGCCAACCTGCAAATGACCCTAGCCTACGGTCGGCCCGAGCTGTCGCCGCAGACAAAGATTGTCTTGCCCACCGAGAAAAAGCCCATCAACGAATTGACATGGTTGCTGGTGAAGCTGGAACATAGCCTGGACGCCAACGGCCTGACGACCGAATTCGAAGCCGAGACTGCAGAAGCGGCAGTCGCGCGCGCAGAGGACGAAGCCCAATCCGGCGGCGAACTGCCTGCGGTAGACGACGAGGGCACGGACTAAGCGCCGTGACCTCCTACCGTTGAACGTTCACCCTGACCTGAACCACCAATTGCACGGCACCGATCTGAATGTTGTTGTTGCCCGTGATGGACTGGCGCGGCGCGGCCTCTCCCGAAACCTGGATATTCCCTTCCCCTTCTATCACCTGGGTAGTGCCTACGCCCTCGTCGGCTGCGCGTTGCGGACGCTTTTCCTTCGCGGACTTTAACGCCGCGTGGAGCGCGCCCAACACGTCCGTCTGCGGGTTTCCGCTATGGCGCTGGTCTAGATAATGAACGTTCGTTCCGGGGTCATGAGGCTTATGCATTGTTTTACTTCCTACTGTGCTATGCCAGCTCCATACGGGTACTCAAACCGGGAACACCCGCAGCCCTTGCCGGCTTATAAGGGCGTCTCCGCCCCTATGCCTCTATCCCCCGATCACTTTGTGGCCTGTAAGCCCCTTGGGCCTAAGGCTTATCCAACATCATGCACATCGCCGCCACTGTCGCGACGTCCTGAGACTGGCTCGATACCTCCATGGCCACTTCGTCAATGCAAGATGCGATGCGCACGGACTTTTCCACCACCTCCATTGGGCGTTTCGCAAACTTCGCGCCAACCACCATGTCGGCCATCGTCGCCATCTTGTTTTGCGTCAGGGCCATCGACCACTCTTTCATTGTGGCCTGGTGCAATGTTCCTCCTTGATACCAATGGTCTGCCGCACCTGCACACAAAGGCAATGCAATAGCCACCAGTCCGATCGATTTTCGAAACACTTACTTCTCCTCAATAAAAGTTGGCCTATGCCGCGAGCTGTAACACCAGCTCTGTGAGCTTGTCGCAGTCCATCGCCATTTCGGCCTTGCTTGCCAGAAATAGCGCGTCTGCGGCCTTGCGCTTTTTCGCTGGACTCAGCTCACGCCCCGCCGCCTCTAGCGCCATCTCTAGCGTTTCCCAGGCCTTGCCGTAGCGGTCTAGGTCCGCCGCCAGGTCCGATTCAGACCATGCACGTTTTCCAGTGACGATGTACTGCACATCTGCGCCCGCTGCGGCCGCCAATTCCAAATAGGCGAGATCGGGCTGACGTAGCCCTTTCTCGTAGTTCGCCTGCGCTCCCCTGCCAACGCCCGCCAGGGCAGCAAATTCCCCTTGTCCATACCCAAGGCGCGCGCGCTCTTCAGCAAGTCGCTCGTTTGATGTAGTCATTTGATAGCATTCCTATTGACGAATGCTCTCGTTTGAGAGCATAATCACTTCGTCACGTCACAAAGCAGAGTGTCACACCATGCAAAATACACCATCCAAGCGCCGGACGGCGCCCAAACGAGCGCAACGCCCCATGATTGGCTTGCGTATGGAGGCCGAGGAATTCGAGCGCTGCAAAGCGTTCGCGGAGGCTGATGCCCGGTCCGCTGGTCAGTTCGCTTTGCTGATGTATCGGCGTGGTCTTGAAGCCTGGACGGCGGAGCACAACGCAAGTGCCCCCGCCCGTCGCAAACCCAAGACGCAGGCGCGCGCATGAACCAACTCGGTCAGCGCTGCCCGCATTGCCAGAAGTGGGCGACGGTCCGACACAGCGTCGAGCTGTCGCCGACGCTCCGCGCCCTGTATTTCCAGTGCCGTGAGGTCTTCTGCGGCCATACGTGGAAATCCCACTTGGAAATGGTCTGCACGGTCACGCCGTCCGCAGTTCCCAATCCCTCTATCGATCTTCCCTTATCGCCCAAGAGCGAAAACCTTCGCCTTCTGTCGGCCGCCAACGCGGACCCGCGCCAACAAACCATCTTTGGAGACACTGATGAATAAATCCGCGTTTTCCCTTGTTTCCGGCTCCGTCAACTGGAACCGCAATTTCCTGGCCGACCAGGCGCACAAGTTCTTGGCGATCGAACTGGACCTGGGCGCGCGCCCTGGGGCGTTCCGCGAAAACCAGCTGCTTGAGCGCTGCACGGCCTACCTGATGGCGGTAGCCAACTGCTCCAAGCGCACCGCCGCAACCCAGGCCGCCCAGGCGATTGCCGAGGTATCGAGCGCGCGCAGCCGCCTCACCCTGGACATGGACCGCAGCACCAGCCACGCCCTCTTTGTCGTTGACCGCGCCACCGGCTGCACACGCGTGATTTCCGCCGCAGAGCTTGCCGTGATTCTGGACGCCCACAGCGCCGCGCAGGCGCCCCGCGAAGCGCGGGCCCACTAACTCCCTACCCCACGCATTCCGCCTTGCTGGCGGGCGTTCTCACGCCCGCCACGGGTAACTGTTTTCCAAAGGATTGAATATGCCCGCCATCCCCGTGCATGCCCGCATCGAAACACACATGAACGACGACGAGGTGAAGGCCTTGGCCAAGCTCACCGAATACCTTGTTCGCGGTGCCTATGAACCTGGGCAATCCCTCTTCTTGGCCGCGTCCGGCGGCGATGCCGACCTGTCGGGCCACATGCTCACCGCCGCCTGCGCCGTCCACGCAGCCGCCATGCGCACCGTGCGCGAACGCAACCTGTTGGCGTAAACATGAAGCCCGATATTCACCGCGATGTCATGGAGCGCTTGCAGGCCTATGGCTTCAAGGAGGTCAAGGGCTGGCTGCGTCAGGGGCGCTGCCCAGCCTGCAGCAAGAAGGAGCTGTACACCAACGCGGAGCACCCCTGGGTGCTGCGCTGTGGTCGGCTGAACAACTGCGGCTATGAGGGCCACGTAAAGGACCTGTACCCGGAAGTCTTCGATAACTGGTCAACGCGGTATGCCGAAGAGGTAAAGACCAATCCGAATGCGGCCGCCGATGCGTATCTCATGCATGCCCGCGGCTTCGACATTTCCAAGCTGCGCGGCTGCTACACGCAGGAGACGTACCACGACCGAGAAAGGGGCATCACGTCGGCAACGGTGCGTTTTCCCGTGGCGCAGTCCTACTGGGAACGCCTGATTGACCAACCCAGCCGCTTTGGCAAGAAAAAGGCCCGGTTCAAGTATGGCGGCAGCTACATGGGCGAATGGTGGACCCCGCCCGGATTCGACATCGCCAAGGTCTCCGAGCTTTGGCTGGTTGAAGGCATCTTCGACGCTATCGCGCTCTGGTCGGTCGGCATCCAGGCCGCCGCCCTCCTGTCCTGCAACAACTATCCGAGCTTGGCACTTCGCGCCGTGGCGGATGCGCGCCCCAACAACCTGCCGCACTTGGTTTGGGCGCTCGACGGCGACAGCGCCGGCCGCAGCTTCATTCGAAAGTTTGTGGAACGCGCCGACGCTGACGGCTGGAAAAGCAAGGCCGCCATCATCCCGCAGGACGGGCGCACAAAACGCGATTGGAACGACCTGTACCTGCTTGACCGCAACACCGAGGATCCGGCGAAACACCGCCTTTCCGTCGACGGGCGCAAGTTGTATCTCCACCACGGCGCGGTGCTGCTGGCGAAGTCCGCTACCGAAAAGGCCTTGTTGCTGTATGAGCACGACAACAGCCGCACCGAGTTTGATTTCGAATTCGGCAAGCGCCTGTACTGGTTCCGCATGGATATTGATGCATACCAAAAGGCGATGGACCGCATCGGAAACGAGGCTAAGGAACAGCTCTCTTCCGAAGAACTGCGGGCGCTGGCGCTGCGCGAGGCCGGCGGAATCCGCCCCATTTCCAACTGTTATCCGACGCCCTTGTACTTCCAAGAGAACAAGCTGACGGACGAGAGCTGGTATTACTTCCGCGTCGAGTTTCCCCACGACGGACCGCCCGTGAAGAACACCTTCACGTCGTCCCAGGTATCAACCGCAAGCGAGTTCAAGAAGCGGCTGCTTGCTATCGCGCCGGGCGCCATGTTCTCGGGCCAGGGCCATCACCTGGACAAAATGATGGAGCGCCGCCTCTACAACATCAAGCGCGTCGAAACGGTCGACTTCGTGGGCTACAGCCGTGAACACGGTGCCTACATCCTGGGTCGCATTGCGGTCAAGGATGGCTCCATCTACGAAGTCAACCAGGAAGACTACTTCGACATCGGAAAGCTATCGGTCAAGAGCTTGAATCAGTCCGTCTCCCTGGCGATCAACAGCGACCCCAGCGAATACACGACCGATTGGCTGCAGCACGTTTGGACAGCCTTTGGCGCAAAGGGCATTGTTACCCTCGCGTTCTGGCTAGGGTCGTTGTTCGCAGAACAGATTCGCGAGAAGCAGAAAAGCTACCCATTCTTGGAAGTCGTAGGCGAAGCCGGGTCGGGCAAGTCCACCCTGATTGAGTTCCTATGGAAACTCTTTGGCCGTAACGACTACGAAGGCTTCGACCCATCCAAATCGACCACGCCCGCCCGGGCGCGAAACTTCGCGCAGGTGGCCGGCCTGCCCGTCGTTCTCATCGAGTCCGACCGCGAGCGCCTGGGCGAAGAAAAGTCTCACGTTAAATCCTTCGATTGGGACGAGCTGAAAACGGCCTACAACGGCCGCAGTATTCGTTCTCGCGGCGTGGCCAACGGTGGAAACGAAACCTATGAGCCGCCGTTTCGCGGTTCCATCGTCATATCGCAGAACAACGAGGTGAACGCATCCGAGGCGATTCTGTCGCGCATCGTCCATATCAACATCGACCGCGCCGGGCAGAACGCCAAGACGCTCGCCGCCGCGGTGGCGCTGGAAACCACGCCCACCAGCGCCGTGTCGGGATTCATTCTCGCCGCGACCAAACGGGAAGCCGCGATTACGGAGACGGTCCAGACGCGCTACCAGGCCCATCACGATTCGATACGCGCCCGCGGCGACGTGAAGATGTCCCGCATCTTGAAGTGCCACGCGCAGCTCATGGCGCTAGTGGACGCGCTCCGGCTTGTCGTGAAACTGACCGACGAACAGCACGACGCCGCAATCCGCCTTGTCAGCGATATGGCCGCCGAGCGGCAAATCGTCATCAATGCAGACCATCCCATCGTGCAGGAATTTTGGGATGCGTACGCATACTTGAATGGCGACGACGATCATCAGCCCCAGCTCAATCACTCATGCGATGAGGACCTGATCGCAGTCAATCTGAACGAATTCATTGAGGTGGCAGCCAACCACCGGCAGCAGGTTCCCGCGCTACGCGACTTGAAAAAAGTTCTTCGAACCAGCCGCCAGTTCAAGTTCTTGGAGGTGAAGACCGTCAAGAGCCGGATTCGCCAGAACAGCAGCCAGGCCGGCAGCAGCAAAGCGTCGACGGTGCATTGCTGGGTTTTCAAGAAGGGGGCTTAGGCATGCCGAAACTCACCCCCGCACTACTCGCCAAGGCCCACGCGGCCGCGCGGCTACGCGGCACCTTGGCCGACGCCCTGCGGTCCCCCGTGCTTGCCCGCTGCCTGGAAATCACTGCGCTGGCGCTCGCGCAACCCCGCGCCGACCGCTACCGCCCGCCGCCGGCAGCACCGCCGCCACCCGCTCAATCCCCCACCCGATCCCACCAACTCAAACGGCCGCGCTGCGACATCAAACGCGCGAGCGCCGGCGACAAGGAAGAATAGGCATGAAGAATCCGAATCAACCAACCAAGAACGTGCGAGTCCCCCGCAAGGCCTGGAGCTACAAGCAACTCACCCAGGCGACCGAGGCCAACATCCGTGGACACGCTGAATTCCTGAAAAAGCAATTGGCCAGCAGACCTGACGACCTGTTGAACCATATAACCGTGAGCCAGGTCAGTAGCTGGGCCTATGGATCGTTCAACTTATGGCAAAGCCTGACGTTTGGTTGGCAGGAGCCTGGTGATGAAGAACGTCTCCGGGCGCTTGCTGATTCGCTGGAGTGCTCAGGCAATGTGCAGCGGGGCCAAGCATGAGCGACCAACTTGTTTACCGCCTCGGAGACCTCGTTCGCGTGCTCAATCTGTCGAAGACGACAATCTATGAGCTCATCCAGCGTAGGGACTTCCCTTCGCCCGTGAAGCTCACCGCCCGCTCAGTGGGGTGGCGCGCGCGTGAGATCACTGCGTGGCTGGAGAGCAGGCCGCAAAGCAAGGAATGGCACCCTGCCGAGAATTCCGTCTGA